GCTTGCCAAACCTGTCCAAATGCTTTTTCAATAACTCGAGCACCATCTATTAACGGTCTTAATCTTTCGAGGACAAGATTCCATCCGCGTTTAAAATTGTTCCACCAGTCTCCCATTCTGCCGAACATGCCTTGGATTTTTGGTAGATAATCTCGTATGGTTTTTACCAACCAACCACTAAATTTTTCTACTCCACTAGCAAGACCATCAATGAATGTATCACCACCCGGATTAAACATGATGCTCGACATCAATCGTGACAAATCTCTACTTATAACTTTAAAGATTTTTTCAAAAGCAACTTTTACAGGACCCAAAAACTGTTCTCCAAAATCAGCAAACTTTCCTCTCAGAAGCGTGAAATATTTTGTAAGTTGACTTATGAGCGTTTCATTTACTGCATCAAACTGACCGAGAACTCCACCCTTTTTTGCAAGTTCTCCAGACATAAGCAATTCCTTAAATTGCTTTTTTGTTTTTATTTTTGTTCCTTTTAGGGCTTTCTCCATCTCTGGGCCAAGTTTTTTAGCCTCAGAAATAACATTGGAAAGACTCTTTTTTTCATCATTAAGAGCAGCAACGATTGTGCCAACTTGGGCTGCTGCTTTTTTGGGGTCTTGTCCAGCAGCACCAAAATCCATAAGAGCTTTTATGGATGCACCACTTGTATTTATCTGAGTTACTTTCATTGTTTTTGACATTGACGCATAAGCGCCGTTCAGGGCCTCAACACCAAGAGAAGCCAACTCTGCGTTCATTTGTAGGTTTCTCATCGCCATAGCTGTTTGATTCATCCCACTACCGAATTGACGAGCCCCCTTGCCCCTGTAGGCATACATGGCAGCTTGCTGTTCTCGAATGGCGGCAGAAACAGTGGCTATTGCGATAGCTGCAGCCGCAGCACCACCGGCAAGTAATTGCATTACCCCGTGGTACGCCTTGACTATGTATTGACCGCCCTTTACCAAGGCGTGCCAGCCAACCATCGCCACGGCAAGAAGGCCCATTTCTATCAAGACACCTTTTATGGCAAATTTTAAAAATCCAGTAAGCGCTTTTCCAAACATTCGTATGCCGCTATCAACATAATCAAAATGTTTTTTCCATTTTGAAGTTGCCCTAGTTAGGGCAGCACCGGCACCCTGTGCATATTTTTGAACATTCTTGCCAGAAGAAAGCCTGCTCTCCATGGCCTCAACGGCCTTGAGTTTGGCTAATAGTGCGTCAAGCTGCTTGGTCTTGGTTATTACCTTGACTACTATGTTTACTTTTTCGTCGGCCATTACGTCTCCGAGTGATGGTTAGTCACGTGAGTGTAAAAGCGCCGAGCTATGTAGCCAGCACGCTACTAAGTCTTCGACTTGCGCTCTTGCTCTTCGCGGTCGTTACTTATAACTTTAGCACATGCGAGTAGAATTATCCAGCCATCGTCGTCAATATCTAATAAGGTAAGCGGGTTTTGACCAAACAACTCGCCTAGGCGTGCAGCTGCTGATACTCGGGAGTCTTTGACTAGTTCGTCGTAGACTCCTTCGTAGGGTCCACCGCCGTTACCGTATCAGAGTACCCGGCAGCGTCAAGAATTGCCAAAGCAGCTGATTCCACGTGTGGGTCAACGCCAAACAATGCTCGAACCGCATCTGGAACTGGTCGTGTTGCTTCTGTCATTTCCAAAATAATCGGATGTGCAAAATTTAGATAATTGCCATCTGAATCCAAAACCTCTTCATCGTCAATATAAACACCAGTTGTTGTATTGCCAATTACGAGACATGCGAATTTTGTGGCATCAAGACCATTTCGTGTATCTTCGCCAGCATTCTTGCGCCAGTTTTTCATTTGTGTTTGTGTTATGTTCGGGCTAACCTTAATGCTTACACCAGGACGCTCGGGAACCGGAATAAGGACAGGCTGACGCTCGACCTTTTTCTTGATTACAGTACGAAGTCGGTCAAGTTGTGTTTCTTCTTTCACTTGCGGCAAAGATACGTCTTTAGCTGACGATTGCTTTTTCTTGGATGAATCGGAACTATCTGATGTGTTATAAAGTGTGTCGCTCATACAACGAAAACTATCACACCCAATATCGTTATATTGCAACTAGGTTCAGGAGGAACTTGCGTTCTCCACATCAGATATTGCAAATGTTAAGGCAAATGTTGCTGGGGCACCAGACGATGAATCACCTTCTGGTTCAGTCATACCCACAAGCAAAGCGCCGGGATAAACTCTGTCTCCGGTTGGGTCTTTGATATCACAGTCGTAAACAGATATATTGATATTGTAGTACGCAACACCAACAAATTTTCTCAAACCCTTGATTTTTGCACCTATGCCGGCAGCCGTTTCTGCTGAGACGTAGTCATCATCGTAATGTGCAGTCAGCGTTATGTCTCCGATTTCCGAAGGAGCACAAAGAACGGTCGGTCTAGACTTACCACCTTCGTAGATTTTCTCTACTGATGCGGTAATTTCACCACCGGACACCTGCGCAAATTTAAAACCAGTCCACTTCGGAAGGTTGTTTTGAACGTTCTTTTGCTGCTTTGATTCAGCACCAAAACCCGTTGGGCTAATGTCCGCCAGTACTTGTCTTTGGGCTATTTTTGCCATATTTTATTCCTCCGTTATACCACTGATGTTGTTAGATTCGATTTAACAATATCGATTTCAATTTTGTCACCAATACTGCTGACCCTCAAGCCAACCGTTGCCTTTATGAGACCCTCAGCAAGCTGGGTGGCCGGATTGATTGTCTTATCGCACTTTACGGTGAATCCCGGGTCGAGTTGGATGCCATTTGCATCAAAAGCCGGATATAGAGCACCAGTGTCCCTCATCGTAGCCAGAATTGCAACAAGTCTCGATGAAATTGCTGCAAATAGCTCATTTCTGCCATCTATTGGACTGAAAACCAAGTCCTCCAGCGAGGCATATGCTTCAGAAACAACTGTGTTAACAACATCCTGCTGAGTGATGTACTTGAAGTTTGATGTGTCTAGCGAACAAGAGCGAGCACCGTAAATTCTTACAGTATTTTGAATTACCCTAATCGCATTAACAAAATTTTCATCAAGGTCATCTCCGATTACTTTGTTAACATCGACCGCAACGCCAGAAACAAATCTTGACGCAGACAGCAAACCTGCTCCCGGAACATGTGCTCCGGTCTGATTATGGGCAAGAGCTCTTTTTGCGCAAACATATCCAACTGGCGGAATCGTTCTTGTGATTCCAGCAACCGAAGTTGGGATTACCACCCATGGGTAATAGTACGCGGCATGCTCTGCATTGTCCAGGTTCTGCACGTCACCGGCAGCGGTTTTTGCCTGAGCTACTGTTTGGTTTTCTGGTCCACAAAGTATGGCGATTCGGCTATATTCATTTGCATGCGCAACCAGGGCCTCGTTCATGTCGCCGCTTTGCGATTCTGGGCAAGCGACAGAACCAACACCAAGAGCATCATTGAACAACTCGAGACTGGCAATAAAGTCATCATCATCAAGGTTGTCATCATCTGAATCGCCCGCAGCCATTGCTGTTGCGGCCAATGTTGCCGGCAGCAGGTTTGCGTTATTGACAGCAGCAGTTACATAACGTGCAGCAACAGTGCTTGAGTTAATTCTGCCGACTGCCTGCGACGAAGATGTAACAATTCCGGTTGTGTAGACCTGGTCATCCTGATAGAACAAAATTATTCTGAATGCAGAACCAGTATTTACAACCTGAACGTCAACATCCGCAGACCAATCGCCAGCGCCGTTTGCGGTTAGCGTAATTACGTCGGTACCACCCGTCGCGTCGAGCGTCAGTGTCCCCGCAGTCGCGGATGCCCCAACAGCACGCCCAACATATGCGCGTGTTCCACCCTCTTCAAAAAAAGTTTGTACGGTTGGGTGAAGATATGAGTCGGAGCGATAGCCGCCGAAAACATCTTCAAAATCGGCAAGACTCTCAACAAGCACTGCCTCGTTGGATGGGCCACGCTCAGCGAGACCGACGACGAACAATTGAGACGATTTACGAACTGTTACGGTTGATGGACCAGTTCTAACTGAAGTTGATATGACTACACCAGGCATAGGACCTTCCTAATTTTGTTTCGGGGTTGGAATCCCTTATGTTGATTTCAATTGTACAGATAGGAAGTGATTATTTTGTGCAACTATCAATTTGCTTTATTTTTAATTTTATTAGATGGTGATAATCGAGTCTCTCGGTATGGTGACGCTTGCGGAAACTCCAGAAAAATCGTCAAGTGATGGCATTTCTTCACCCGTCCCAACCTGTTTTATCCCAATTTGCATCTCCTCAAGTTCGCCAAGATTTGTTCTTGTCACAACTTCATCCATTTCCAACGTGTACCCAATAAAAGACCCAGACATAAATCTGTCACCCTTGAGAAGTGTTGTGTCTGAGAATTCCTCCCTAATTGATGATTCGTCAATTATTACACGAAAATTTGACCTTTCGTCATAGGCTTTCAGGCATGGGTAATCCAATATTGCCGACCGAACAACTGTTGTCAGCCTGTCGCGCATAAGTGGACATTCCTCTATTCCTTCCGTTCTTACCCAACAGTATGTTCTCATGCTGTACGAAATTCGATACAAGGGATGACCAAATTCAAAACCTATTCTGCTCAATTGTGAAGTAGATAAAACAACCGTGATTATTGACGGCCATCTATCTATTGCCAAAGGTTCATATCCAATATATTGTGCCGGATTGGGCAATGTTGCTTCGCTTAGATTCCAGCCGTTTCTATATCGAATCAAACGAACCGGCATATCTTGCTCAAGATATGAGTTAACAAAATCTTTTGCGAAATGAGTTCCGTTCATCAAATATGTATCAAAATTTGTCATGTCACCCTGCTGCCTTCAACTATATATTTGGCAAGGTCTTTCCCTATCTCCCTATCAAAATCGCGCGGCACAAAAACTATTGGACGTGCTGGCATATTTCTTGTTCCATATTGATGCCACATAGCAATTTTTCCGGGAACCACAAGTTCCATACTTTGGTCAGAAATTTCACTTTCTGCATTTGATGAGGCATTACTAACAAGAGTATAAAGTTTTCCAGTTTGAACT